AGTAAATTTATATAGCGGTATGCTTATAATTTTAGTAAGGTAGTTTTTAAGATTACAAAAAGAGATACTTATAACGCCATTAGAAAAACGGCAATTTTGTTTTTTCTGTCGTTTCTAAGTTTTCTTCAATGATTTGATTGATTAAACTACGTTCTTCGTAACTGAGCATTATGGCTTCATCATATGTTAATCCACCTCGCATATACCAACACATTTTAAGTAAATTTTTCTTTAAGGCTTTTGAGTCTTTATCGAACTTTTCCAACATCTGAGCGATAGACTTATTATCTGAACTCAAAAGCCTTATACGAAAAAACTTGATTGCTCAAATACTAAAGGTGTGTCATACTGTGTTTTGCAGTCTTCGTTGTCGCAGACAACGTGTAAATTTTTTAACGGGTCGTTTTTTCCTAGACTCTGTATGTGCTCTTTGACTGCGTCAAACACTGCACGATTACAGTTATGGAAAAATTCAGTAATTTGTGCTGCATCCTCTACCAACACTCCGTCTTCTGTGCGTATAGCACTTATTCCATTACTGACAGCATTAACGGTGATTGTCAGCAGTTTATGGAACATCTGATGAAATTTAGCAAGTTTTGTATCCTCATCGACGTTTTCGTCTGCGACCATATTGATAATACGCTGTTGTTCGAAATTTTCCAAACTGCTGCGATTAAATTCTTTATAACTCTGCGGTTTGAAAAATATTTCTAGTCCTTCTATTTTCAGAGTCGTTTTAAAATCTGGACAAGTAATTTTGTCTTTAATAACAGATAAGTCCGCAGCGTGCTCATTACGGCTTTGACAACTGGGACAGACAGACACAAATTCCATTTCATTGCCATAGGTTGCTTGTCTAATTGCAATTAGTATGCTGTCAAGATCCACTGTGGGTATAGACCAAGCGTCTTTGATATTAGGAACACAACTTTGAATAACATCAACAGTACTTTGTCCATTCATTAAGGCATCCGGTGTTTTAAATATCAACTCATCTCTTGCAGTCATAGCATACACAGGAATTTCTCCGCTCTGCGGATAGTCAATGGCATTTTTTGGGTACCAACGACCTTCACTGGGCAGTCGCATGTACAACTGAGGTTGTCTAAAGTGTTTGGCTAACGGGTTAGTAGAGGCTGTTTGCATAGCAATTGATCACCATAAATAATGTATTAGTACTTATCTGGAATAAATGCCCAGTTTTAAATATGGCCGATCTCACTGTAGAAGAACTTCAAGAAAGCTTAGATAAACTCACTGGTTCTCTAAATCAGACAACGGGTGCTACACAAAGCCTTGCCCAAGGGTTAAACGCTGGCCTTCGTGATTACACTCGCACGATGAAAACTCGCAAAGAAGTAGAAGATGATGTAATAAAGTATGAGAAAGCACGATCTGAAGCAATAAAAGCTGCTCGTAGACAACTTGTTGATACATTTTCTAATTTAGTAAAACAAAGTACCAATTTAAGCAGCGCCACAATGGGCGCTCAAGGTGCATTTACCAGCCTTACACCGGCTATTGATTTTACTGTTGGAGCGTTGGGTAAACTGGCTGATATAATTACATTAGCATCCGCAGGTATTCCTATATTTGGCGACCTGACCGAACGTGTTGCCCAAACTGCAAAATCTGGTTTAGAAATAGCAGGTCAATTAGTAAATTTTCAGTTAAACAATGCACAGCGAGTAGCAGACAGTTTTATCAATCTCAGTCAACAGGGCGCTAGTTTTGGAGGTAGTATAAACCTTATGATGATTAGTGCAACTGCTGCTGAAGTAAGCCTCGATACTTTTGCTAAAACTGTAAACAATAATGTTCAGGCCCTAGTAGGTATGGGCGGCGAAGTAGGAAGAAATGCTGCCTTAGTTGCTATAATGGGCAGAAGAATTGGAGACACCAACGATAGGTTATTGGCACAGTACGGCAGTTTTGACCAACTTAATCAAGGAATCATTGACTATATTAGTTTACAGAACGCAGCAGGTATTGATGAAATAAGACGTAATCAAAATTTAGGGCGGACCGTTGAACAGTACTTGATCAGACAGCGAGAAGTTACAGCACTTACAGGCAAACGTGCTGAAGAATTGAAAAAAGAAGAAGAAGCACGTCGTAGACAGATTGCTTTTGCAGCAATACTAAACGATTTAGGACCCGATGCCAGACAAAACTTAAGTGAAGCATTTGCTCAGGTTGAAAAGTTTGGTCCAGAATTTCAAACTTATTTACAGCAGTATTTGATAAGTCTACGTACAGGTATTGTAAGCAGAGAAATGATATTGTTAGAAAACTTTTTAGGGCCTGCAGCAGGCGCAGTTAGAGAAATCGCTAATAGCATTAACAGTAGTAAAGATGCTTTTAGAACAATAAGCACAGAAATTCTTTCAAATGCAGCGCCTGCTGCAAGACAGGCTGCACTAGGACTTGAAACTTTTGGAGCCCTGGCACAGGCAGGTTATGGTAGCGATATTGTGAAATTTCTGTCTGACGCAGCGGGCAGTTTGAACAGCAGTTTTACTGCAGCCGCTAATGCTGCACAACAAGCTAAAGACTTGGCCGCAAATCAACTTGTGGATCTTACTGGTGCAACCAAAGGTTTTACAGACGCTACTCGTGCTTTAGAACAAAGACGTATTACGCTAGACAGAGCCGCAATTGAAAGTATGTCAAATTTTCAATACTTGGTAGATTTTGGCACTTTTATGCAGCAAAAAATGATCGATAGCACAAGGAGTCTGGGTAATATTATAAATGCTATTGCTAATAATGACATGCCGGCACTGACTGCAGCCATAAGACAATTTGCTACAAGAGTGTTAGGTATAACGGAACAGGCCCCAACTGGGCCCAGCGCTCGCCGCATTGCAGAAGAAAGAGAATATGCTAGGACTAGTGAATTTGCAGGTATGAATCCTGCTGCTTATGCGCTTGGTGGTGTAGCCAACGAACCTGTTATAGCAGGTGAAGCGGGTCCCGAAGCCATTATTCCTCTGGCCAACGGCAATGTACCAATGGACATAGATTGGACACCAATGGTCAGGGCAATTAGGGAACTTACCGACAAAGTTGATGAAACTAATGACATTAATCGACGAATATTAAACAACAGTTACTGATTTTAGGTAAATATGTAACTAAAGAGACTACGAATGGCTTGGAAAAAATATTTTAGAACCGCAAACACCAGTGGCGCACTGAGTCCAATCAGTAGCAGTCAAAGCGGACAGTCCAACACTTTTAACTACAGAAACTTCCAAAGTAACTTGCCAGAAGTTTACATTGGACATCCAAACCGTATTGAACGTTACAATCAATACGAACAAATGGACATGGATTCAGAAGTGAACGCTGCATTGGACATTCTTGCTGAGTTCAGTACACAGACCAATGATTCGAACGGTAGTACATTCAAGTTCTTTTGGAAAGACAAACCCACTGACAGCGAAGTTAAGATTATTAGCGAACAACTACAACAGTGGATCAGTTTAAACGAATTTAACAAACGTATCTTTAAGATGTTCCGTAATACTATCAAGTACGGAGACCAAGTTTTTATTAGAGATCCAGAAACTTTTAAGTTGTTTTGGGTTGAAATGAGTAAGGTTACCAAAGTTATTGTTAACGAAGCCGAAGGCAAAAAACCTGAACAATATGTGATCAAAGACCTGCAGCCAAACTTTATGAACTTGACTGCTACCACTGTAAACGCCAGCGATGTAGCAGTTAATCATCCACAAGTCGGCGGACCCAGTGGTGCTTATATTCAGCCAGCAACTCCTTACAGTGGAGGCACACGTTTTAGTCATGCACAAAACGAAACCACTGTAAACGCTGAACACATTGTTCACATGAGTTTGACAGAAGGTCTAGACTTTAGTTGGCCTTTTGGCAATTCAGTGTTAGAAAACGTGTTCAAAGTTTTCAAACAAAAAGAACTGCTAGAAGACGCTATCATTATCTATCGTGTACAGCGTGCGCCAGAACGTAGAGTGTTTAAAATTGACGTAGGTAACATGCCCAGCCACATGGCCATGGCGTTTGTGGAGCGTATCAAGAACGAAGTACACCAACGTAGAATTCCTACACAGACAGGCGGCGGACAAAACATGATGGACGCTACTTACAATCCTCTGAGCACCAATGAAGACTTTTTCTTTCCAGTTACTGCTGATGGCCGAGGCAGTAGTGTTGAGCCACTACCAGGTGGACAGAATTTGGGCGAGATCACAGACTTACACTTCTTTACCAACAAACTGTTTAGAGGCTTGCGTATTCCAGCCAGTTATTTGCCCACAGGACTTGATGATGGCACCAGCAACCCTAACACATTCAGTGATGGTAGAGTAGGCACTGCACTTATTCAGGAATGGCGTTTTAATCAGTACTGTATGCGGTTACAGCGTATGATTGTAGAAAAACTAGATCAAGAGTTTAAAGTATTCTTACGTTGGCGTGGTATTAATATCGATGCTAACCTGTTTGACCTACAGTTTAACGAACCTCAAAACTTTGCTAGTTATAGACAAGCAGAAGTTGATGGTGCTAGAATCAGCAGTTTTGCTCAGTTAGAGCAGTATCCATATCTCAGCAAGCGTTTCTTGCTAACACGTTACTTGGGTCTAACTGAAGAAGAACTGTCAGAAAACGAACGTATGTGGCGCGAAGAACAAGGCGACAGTACAGAAGCACCTGTTGAACAAGCCGGCTTACGTAGTGTGGGCATTAGCCCTGGTGGACTAGACAGTGACTTAGAAGCTGCAGCAATTCCTGAACTACCACCCGAAGAAGGTGGCGCCGCAGGCGCAGGTCCAGCAACCGCAGCACCTGCAGGAGCAGCAGCAGGCGCTGCACCAGCAATATAACAAATATTAGTAAATACATATATGAACTTGCTTGAACTTTACGAAAAAATACCAGATGGTTATTATTCTGAAAAAGACGATAACAGTGCTATTCGTGCCACTGACACACGTAAAACTCGCTTGACTTTGGATAGATTAAACAAGTTACGTGCCATGAATGACACACGTAAATTAGAGCATGAACAGATGCTGAACAAAGTGTCAAAACAGTATCAACCACCTCAACAGCCCGCAGGTGGCGGTTTAGGACTATAATTAGTCACTAAAATCAGTCAAAAAATGCCCATTTAACCCATAAAATGCGTATATTCTGTAAATAACTATACAGAATTTTAAACCATGGTTTTTTTAAAAGGAACGAACACATGAGCAAATATGAACAACTAATTGAGTACATCATTAATGAAGACGAAGACAAAGCACGTGAACTTTTCCACAGCATCGTTGTAGAAAAGAGTCGTGAAATCTACGAATCATTGATTGATGAAGAAGACCTAGAAGAAGTCGGCGGTGATCAAGTGGCCAATATGGTAGACGAAATCACTACAGATGAAACAGGTATGGCTGAAGCCGAAGACGACGAAATGGAAATGGATGACGAAGAAGAAGTCGAAATGGACATGGACGACGAAGACGGCGAGGAAGAAGGCGATGAGGACGGCGACGACGAAGAACTCGAAGACCGTGTTATGGATCTAGAAGACGCACTTGACGAACTAAAAGCAGAATTTGATGCTTTAATGGGCGACAAGGGTGAAGAAGAAGGCGACATGGACATGGACATGGGCGGCGACGAAGGCGATATGGCTGAAACAATGCACACTATGGAAACCGAAGAAGTTGCTGAGGAAGAAGAAGTTGCTGAGGAAGAGGAAGTTGCTGAAGAGCAAGAGCCTCAAGTTGCTGAATCCAAGAAAAGTCGCAAAATGACAGAATCTGAGTGGATCCGTGAATACTTAGAAAAAGTTGGTCAGCCAGTTGAATCTGAAGAAGCAGGTACAAACACTGAGTCTGTAGTTGCTGGCGAAAACGACATGGGCGGTAAAGCAGTTGACTTCGACGCAGGCGGCGAAGACAAAGGCGGCGCCACACCAAAGAGTACAAGCATGGGAATGACCACAAAGCCAGATATGAAAAAAGTATCCGGTGCAGGTAAAGTATAAGGCATAATCACTAATGAACTTACTACAAGAGCATTTAACCTTTGACAACGCTAGAATGGAAGTTATAGCGGAAGCAAATGCTGACGGCAAAGGTAAAAATCTCTATATGAAGGGTATATTCATACAGGGCGGCGTTAAAAACGCCAATCAAAGAGTATACCCCGTTAGTGAAATTTCCGATGCTGTAGGTAATGTTAACAAACAAATCCAAGAAGGTTACAGCGTGTTAGGTGAAGTAGATCACCCAGACGATTTAAAAATTAACCTAGACAGAGTTAGCCACATGATTACAGAAATGTGGATGGACGGTCCCAATGGATTTGGTAAATTAAAGGTTCTTCCAACACCTATGGGCCAACTAGTGCAAACTATGTTGGAATCAGGTGTGAAGTTAGGCGTAAGCAGTCGAGGTAGCGGTAACGTTAACGAGGGTACTGGACACGTCAGTGACTTTGATATAGTCACAGTTGATATTGTAGCACAGCCTAGTGCTCCAAACGCATATCCAAAAGCAGTCTATGAAGGCTTAATGAATATGCGTGGCGGACACAGGGTACTCGAAATGGCAAAAGATGCCGGTGCTGATCAAAAGGTACAGAAGTATTTGCGTGAGGAAGTAACTCGCCTCATCAAAGACTTAAAAATATAACAGGAGAATGATCCATGTTTGATGCTATCAAACCATTAGTAGACAGTGGTATCATTAACGAAGAAACTCAGACTGCTATTACAGAAGCCTGGGAATCCAAACTTAATGAAGCACGTGAACAAATTCGTACAGAAATGCGCGAAGAGTTCTCTACACGCTACGAACACGATAAAAGCGTAATGGTCGAAGCTCTAGACAAGATGGTCACAGAAGGTCTCCAAGCAGAACTCACAGAATTTGCTGAGGAAAAGCAACAGTTAGCAGCAGACCGTGTACGTTTTAACAAGCGTATGAGCGAAGCCGCTGGCAAGTTTGATAAATTCCTAGTTGGAAAACTAGCAGAAGAAATCAAAGAGTTGCGCTCTGATCGCAAAGTTGCACAAGAATCTACACAGAAACTTGAGCAGTTTGTAATCAAGGCTCTAGCAGAAGAAATTCAAGAGTTTGCAAAAGACAAGCAAGACGTAGTAGAAACAAAAGTACGTCTAGTAGCAGAAGCCAAGTCAAAACTAGCCGAACTACAAGACAAATTTGTTGCTAAATCTGCTGCACTTGTTAAGGAGTCTGTAGGCAAGAAACTAGAGTCTGAATTGACTCAACTAAAAGAAGACATTCAAATTGCTCGCGAGAACAATTTTGGACGTCGTCTATTCGAAGCCTTTGCTAGTGAATTTGCTATTACTCACTTAAATGAGAACAAGGAAATTGCTAAGTTAATGAAGGCACTAGAAGACAAAGAGCAACAAATCACAGAAGCTAAAGCTGCTGCTGATGAGAAGGCTCAACTAGTTGAATCAAAAGACCGCGAAATTCGCATGATTAAGGAAAGTCAAGAGCGTCAGGAAACTCTACAAGAGTTAATGAAGCCTTTGAATAAAGAGAAGCAGACAGTAATGAGCCAACTTCTTGAAAATGTGCAGACCGAGAAACTGAAGTCTGCATTTGATAAGTATCTACCAGCAGTTCTAAATAACTCTGCTCAACCAAAAGCCGAAAAGCAAATGGTTACTGAGAGTCGTAAAGAAGTGACAGGTGATAAATCTGCTAAGGTCAGCGTTGAAACCGACGATAATAATGTTGTCGAAATTAGACGTTTAGCAGGGCTTAAATAAACCCTAATTAGGAGTAAAGAAA